GTGCGATGGTCGGGCACGCGGCAAATGAACGGTCTAGCATTTGCAATTGTCAAGCTGAATTACAACCGAGACGCAGACACCACAGGCCTCTTGCCGATTACCTTTCATTGTACGCATTTGCCGCGCGGCGGCGCTGTTGCAAAGCCAGGCGATGTTTGGCTTGACTACATGTCGGATTCAAAGTACGGCGCAAACATGGCGGCGCTTTGCAATGCTGCAAGCGCAACCGCGCTCAATAACTACAGCGATGAAAATATAACGTTCACTCCTGCGGGAGGCGGCGCACTGCAATCTCAGGCGCGCTACAGGATCAACGGAGTTATCGACACAGGTCAGCCTGTACTCAACAACGCCGACAAAATACTAGAGGTAGCAGACAGCTGGATGGCTTATCACGCTGCAGCAGGTCAATGGGCTATTGTCATCAACAAGGCCGAGTCGTCAAGCTTCAGTTTTAACGACAGCAATCTCATCGGCGCAATTGACGTTGCAGCGCTTGATCTGACGCAGCAGATCAATGCTATTGAGGTTGAGTTTCCCGACAAGCTGAATCGCGACAAAGTTAATATGGTTCAGCTGTCAACGCCTGCAAACCTCCGGTATGCCAATGAGCCGGACAACAAACAAACCGCGCGTTTTGAGTTAACGAACGATTCGGTTCAGGTGCAGTATTTGGCAAATAGACGCCTTGAGCAAGCACGCGAGGATCTTGTGGTGTCGATTACCGCCGCGTACCCTGCTATACAGGTCGATGCGGGCGATGTCGTCGCTGTAACTAACGCAGATTTTGGGTTCAGCGCAAAACTCTTCCGGGTCATGCGCGTTTCGGAAGCTAGTCTGCCAGACGGCAATCTTGGCGCAAAACTGGAATTGAACGAGTATAACGCTGCGGTTTATGACGACGCGACAATCACTGCTTTTGCGCCAGCACCAAACTCTAATCTAACGGCAGCGGGTTTTATTTCGGCCGCAAATGCACCGACGGTAACCAATACCCAAACCGCGCAACAACCGCCAACCTTTGACGTCGTATGCACCGTGCCTGCGACAGGCAGGGTTACTTATATTGCGCTTTACTACACCACTGTTGCAAACCCAGCCGATGCAGATTTTAAACTCTGGTCCGTGGAAAACCTAATCAATGGCGCAACGTTTACCAACGCCTCGACATACACCTTTAAAAATGTTGTGCTTGCGCCCGCAACTTATCGTTTTGGTTTTCTTGCAGGCAATGATTTAGGAGCAATAAGAAGCGCCTACAGCGCGCCGCTTAATTGGTTGCCCATAACTCCAACTGGCCCGACTGGTCCAACCGGCGCTACTGGCGGGACCGGCCCGACGGGTTTAGCTGGCGCAACCGGCGCAACCGGCGCAGCTGGTGCAACCGGTTCAACGGGTAGTACAGGCAGCACCGGTTTAGTTGGGATTGCATCCGTGGTTGCATACCGTGCGCAAGCGCAAAATCTTGCTGCGCCTGCGTTTACGACGCCTACGGCAGGTTCAGCCGTACCAAGCGGCTGGTCCGCTTCTCCTCCGGCAGTTTCAGTTGGTCAAGTGCTTTGGTATATCAACGGGCGTTTTAATGCTAACGCTGTGACGGTTGACGGTGTCGGCGCAAACAACACATCGTGGAGCGGCCCAATTGCAGCAACAATTTTCCAAGACATCCGATCTGACAATTACAACGGCCCCAACCCACCGACGACTGCAAATTTTGGGACTGCAGGCTGGTATCTTGAACGCACCACAGGCAATCTCTACGCAAGTGCGGCATATTTGCGTGGAGAGTTAGTAACGGGAGCAAGCAACTCGCAGCGCGTTGAAATCAACAAGACCTCGGCGAACAAAGTAGCGGTCTACAACAGCTCAAACGTACTCATAGGCTATTTTGGCGGTACCGGGCTAGACAGCGATGCAGTACTGAAACTTACCCCACAATTTTTTGCATCAGGCGGTTTTAATTACGCTTTCGGCCTTAATGCCGTGATGCCGAATTTTTTGTCAAGCGCCATTTCTACAGGCGTTTCTGTACGGACAAACGACGGCTCTTTAATTGGTAATCTTTGCACTTGGAATGGATTGTTTGGAGGTGACAGCAGATCTGCGGTCGGAGGGTCAATCAGCAATACTAGCAATGGCAATGTATTTGGCGGGGAAATCGGACGCAAAAGCTCAGGTACTTTTTCTGCAGGGCGTTTTTTTGATCCATCACGGGAGGTTCGGTTTTGCGATAATACCCACGCCATAAACGTTGTGGCAGGAACGATTCACTACGGCAACGTGACGTTTTCTGCGTTCCCTAATAATCAATCGCATTTTTTAAGGGGCGACGGAACCTTTCAACAAATTCCTGCGCGCTTTTACGGTAACGACAGTGTACTTAGAAACAGTCCTGACTTGTTTTTACACGGCAGCGCGGCCACCGGAATTGCTGGCGCATTTGTGAGGGTAGACGCTGGCGCTGCTGATCAACTTGTGTGGAGCGTAACGACTTCCTCGCCTAGCGATCGCCGCATCAAACAAGATATTGCGCCGATTGATTTCGGACTTAATTTGATCAAGCAACTTAATCCAGTGACATTTCGGTTAAAGCAGGACACGAGCCTGCGCGGCTTTGGTTTTGTCAGTGATGAGGTGTGGCCGCTTGTGGGCGAGGGCACGCCGCTTGTCATGCATGATCCGCGAGTCGAGTCGGCTGGTGTTGTTGGGCACGACACAATTCATTATCCAAGCTACATAGCTATTCTGGTGCGCGCAATCCAAGAACTCGAAGAGCGCGTCGCTGCATTAGAGTTGAAGCGTGACAAATGACGTAGCGTCGCGCCCTAAGCTGCGGATTGCAGTCTATGCTATCTCAAAAAACGAGGCGCAGTTTGCTGAACGTTTTTATGCATCAGCGGCCGGCGCTGATTGTGTTGTTGTTGCTGACACTGGCTCAACGGACAACACTGCAGAAATTCTCAGAAAGTGCGGCGCGCAGGTTTACGACATTGCGGTGCGACCTTGGCGGTTTGACGTAGCGCGCAACGCAGCGCTTGCGCTTGTGCCTGCAGATGTTGACGTTTGCGTGTCGCTTGATTTAGATGAGGTGCTGCAGCCTGGCTGGCGCGAAGTTATTGAGTCAAGCTGGCAGTCAGACACAACGCGCCTCAAATACCTTTTTGATTGCGGCAACGGCACAAGTTTTGTGCGCGACGTAGTGCACGCACGTCATGGCTACACCTGGCGGCATCGCTGTCATGAGCTGCTGTACTCGGATGCAAGTATCAATCAAGTTTTTTCGCAGACTGATGCAGTGCTTGCTCAGCATATGCCGGATCACAGCAAGTCGCGCGGTCAGTACTTGGATCTGCTGCGGGCTGAGTTGCTTGACAATCCAAGCAACATGCGAGCGCTCTTTTATTGTGCGCGCGAGCTGTCGTTCCGGCATGACTGGGCGGCCTGCATTCAGACGTTTGAGCGTTATCTGAAACATCCTGACGCATGGTGGACGGTCGAACGGGCATACGCGCTTCGCACGCTTGGCAAAGCGCATGACGCGCTTGGCCAACACGATAGGGCGCTTGCGTATTTTCGCCGCGCCTGTGCAGAGCAGCCCGACGTGCGCGAGGTATGGCTAGATTTGGCGCAGCATGCTTATCAACAACTGTCTTGGCGCGAGTGCTTGTTTGCGGCAGAAACTGCGCTAGCGATTACGCGACCAAACCAAACGCATTGCGCCGATGCGACATCGTTTGGGCCACAGGGCTATGACCTTGCTGCGCTTGCGGCGTACAACCTGCATCAATTCGACCTTGCGCTTGCATGCGGCGCAGAAGCAGTGCGCTTGCATCCACTTGATGAACGCTTGCAACGAAACCTTGCTTTTTATCAAAAGTATGGTAAGATTTCGGCCTAAGTGATCAAGTGAACTGCCATTACGCAGTCAACGGAGTACCGGACTGCGTGCCCACGCAAGGAAGCGAAGATGGCGATTTTCAACAAGAACACGCTTGCGCAAATCTCTGGGTTTGACAACCAAATTATTGCGGCTGAACTTGTCAAGGGACAGCGCAAGTACTACAATTTGACTTTGAATGACAGCGCAGGTGCAGCGGTTAACCTGACCGGCGCAACCCTAAGCGCACAAATACTGCGCAGGCAGCTAAGTAATGTCCGGGACAGCAGGTACGGCCTTACGTTTGACATTGCAGACTACAGCCCTCCGCCGAGCGTAATAAATCTAACCATTGCAAACCAAAATTTGGCAGGCGGCCAATTTACGCTTGTCATCGACAGCTCAACTTGGTCGCTTCAGGACGCAGATGCGCAGCTTGACATCAACGCTGCAGCGCCTGTTGGTTTTTCCGGCAATATAAAAATTGCAGTGCCAGCGTCGGGCAATACGCCAGCCTACGACTACATCATTTTTTTGCTGTTTTTGGTGCGCAGCGACGGGGTGATCAATTGAGCGACGTAACGATCGTTACGCAGGCTGCGCCTGCAATAACGCTTGTAATTGACAAGGGCGTTATTGGCCCAACGGGAACAATTGGCCCGACGGGCAATACTGGTCCAGCGGGGGCAACTGGCCCAGCAGGCGCAATTGGACCAACTGG